TGAATTCCGATTACATAATAATCCGTTCCATTAATGCCAATCACATCTCTCTGAGCCATGCCTTCAATATCCGAATCCTGAACTTCAATAAAAGGATTTTTAGATTCGATATCCAAACCGAAAAGGGTAACGGCTTCATACGCATTATGAAAAATGACCTTGATTGTTTTGCCAGTCCATTCAGCATCAATGGCAAAGTCTGTGAAAAAGGCAGAGAGATCATTCTCATAAAAAAGCACTTTCAACCCTCATTGTCAGATGTTAGGCGAAAGGCGCAAGGGGCGAAAAATTCAACCCCTTACGCCAGCGCATTTAACATCCAACTAACTTTCTCAGGCCGTTTCTTTTGGTCTGCCGATCAACACTGCGGCGACTGCGGCGGCGGCTGCCAGGGTGCCAACATAATGCACATATCCCTTGGATTTGTTGACATCTACGGTCTTTGCCTCAATAGCATTCCCGGCTGTTGCGGCAAAATTGTTGCCGTCATCAAAGGTCATAGCCGCATTCCCTGCCCCATTGCTATTGGCAGAAGTTAAAAGGGAGCCGGTCACGTTTCCGGCGGCGACACCGATGCTCTGAATAACAAGCAGGGTGCCTACAAAACCCCTTGTGTCTAACCATCCACCTGCTGATGCTTCTGCCGTATTTGCGCAGTTTTTGGCTAAAAATAAAGATTGAACATTCGCTCCTTTTGCCTCAGATGGTAACATTTTTCTTACCTCCTTTTTTGGTTTCTATTGAGACTTCCTCTTCCTTTTGAGTCTCGGTTTTGGGTTCTTCTTTTTTCGGTTCCTCTTTTTTTACTTCCATCTTCGGGAGCGGGTCAGGAATGATCTCAGCCTTATTTACTCCCACATATCCCCTGGCCTCTGCCTCGGAGACAGTGATGATCTTCCCGATTTCTTGAACTACTCCACTTATGTAAAACTTTCGAAGCACCTTAATGGTCTTCGTCTCCATAATAACCTCCGATATCTTAGTGCCGGAGACGAGTGCCCCGGCACTCTCAAGAGTTAATGCCATGACCTATTATGTGATTGTGTGGGCATAGGAGAAAGCCGCAGCATATCTCATCGCCACATCCATCGTGTAAAACGCCCGAATGCCAATGATTCCGGCTGCGAAGGATGCATACGGATTCACTTCCACTTCGAGCACCCCCCATTCTCCAACCACCACTTCCTGCCAATCTCCAAAAAGCATCGTCGCTGCCGTCATTTGCTCAGAAGTCATGGCGGGAATACCGAACAGCGATCCATTCCAGATATCCCCAAGCCAAAGTCTTGTCGTTCCCGTTGTGGTAAGCTCTGGTCGTGTCATCAATAACCCTGCTACTGCGGCTGTGGTGACATATCCCGGACGTATTGGGGTCACATTCGACCCTGCCACATCCGTCATGAACTCGATGACCCCGGCAGCCGCGAGGGATGTGCCGGTTACGCCTCCGATTCCAGACGTATTGACAATCCCTTTGGGTTGCCCTGAACCACCACTTCCTTTGAGAACTGCCAAATCGACCGCTATTGCAACCACTTTCGCCAGATCATCGCTGACAATCCCCTCTACTCCAGGGGAGCTTTGAAGAAGCAACTGGCGACTGATTTCCGTATAGGCCCCTGCCGTATGCGGAGAAAGACCAACCTGAACGAATGTCTGTTGGCTCTCGTCAATAGAGGTTGACTCCGAAGCTAACCAGTAGGCGGTTGCCGCACCTGATTGTTTAGGGATGGTCACATTCCCAACCAACCCCGTAAGCCTTCTTACACCCATTTTGAAGGCTACACTGCGGTTCCGAAGCATTTCGATGAAGCCAATGTTTTCCGTTCCTACCAAGTAGGCACCACCTGACATTGCAACCGATACATCGCGCTGAGCCCGCTGACGAATCAGGGATAAATCAGCTTGTCTCTCTAAAACCTCGTAAGGAACATAGAATCTTTTTGGATCGACCACCTTACCCATGGTCTGGGCTATCGCCCGGCTGCATTCCAACTCAAAGGGCGCCGCATCCCATTTCTGCTCATAGGAAGCTCTGATCGCCTTGATCAGACTATAACGCTCAGTCTCAATCTCCGTGATTCCGATTTTGGTCTTCGGGGTATTCTTGCTTCTTTCGGCCTTGATCTTCAAAAGGTCCTCGGACACCTGTTGGATGTCATAGCCCTGAACGATCCATCCATCCCGAGTTTGATCATCGATGTTGTTGAGCTGCGCTAAATTCTTGATTGCTTGAATTCTCCTCTTTTCATGTTCGACTGCCGATAATTTCGTGGGATCGCCAGCCTTGGCCTCAATCTCTCTCTGGGCCTCACAGGCTGGGCATTTCCCGTTTTCGTCAAGGTTTCCCTTGCATTTTTCACATTTGTTCATCGTTCGTTCCTCCTTTTTAGGAAATTCAATTTTTGACTTCTCTTCTTCAATCTTCTCGTCCGGATTGGCCCGGATCTGAACCTCGATTTCTTTTCCCTCTTCATCTCCTCGTCCCACGCCTACCGTAATATCGGCAGGAACAGAGACGAGAGATATCTCATAGGGCTCCCATGAAGTCACCCGGTAGATGCTCGGTTCATCTTTCTTTTCTTTTTCGAGCACCACTTCCTCGACTTGATACCCCACCGATACGTTCGACCGTATTCCGTCGATCACATCTTGGAAGATCTCTTCAGCCTTGGCGCTCCGCCCGAACCGCACATTGGCACGGCCCTTCCGGTCAGCCTCGTCGATCGATACTTCCTCAATGACCCCGACCTGGTTTCTCATATCGTGGTCTATCAATAAAGCGCCTCCTCGTTTGAGCCGGCGCAGATTCACTGCCTTCCTGGTATGCTCTAAAATCTCAACTCCCCACCACCTCTCGACCGGCTCCTCAGAACTGAATGAAAGGTCGATTGTCCTCTTATCCTTATCGATCGCCGACCGCTCGATTAGGAATGATCGAAATTGTTTTCCGACTTTTACCTTCATCTTTCTCCTCCTTGCCCTCGCCATCCTCGTCTTTTTCTGGTTCTTTTGCTGGCTTTTCTTTTGCTGCAACCATCATGCTTGGATCGGTATCAAACTTCAGCTTCTTCTCTTTCATCATATCGAGTTCGTGCCTGCGCTCATCCAATACGTCCTCTATGTCTTTTCCTCCTCCAGTGAGGGCTATGACTTCCGTGTTGGTTGTCAATCCAGCCATAATAGCTTCTTTATAGGCCTCGACTTCTTTCGCAGGATCAATCCACGTCCATCCCCTGGGCTTGAACCTGACAATCGTGAACTTATCGGGATCGACTGCGAACTGTTCCAATGGGATTGTTTTCAGGGAAGAAGACAGAACGGCTTGCTGTAACCATTCCTGATGAAGCAAGTTTCTGAAATTCCGGATAAACCAGAACTGAATCACCCTCCACAAGTCTCTATCATCAAGCAAGGCAAGCCGGCTGGAAGAATAATTGCTTTGGGAATAGTCCCTGGATAGGCTCTCATAGGAAGTCCCGACTCCGGCAGCGATCTCCCTGAGTAGAAGGCGCATAAAGGGGTCGATGTTTGAATTCGGTCTATTCGGAGCAACGAAGTTGAACTTATCTCCTGGGTCGAGTCTTTCGACTATCCCTGGCTCAATCGTGATCTCTTTCGAGCCTGTTTCTGTCGTCTGCCCGTATTCTTCACGGGTCTCAATGATTCCCATATAAGAAGCGGCGGCCCTTGCAGCGATAATCTCGGCCTCCGTATAGCCGTCAACGTCGTTGAGCTTCCTCATGACCGTATGGAGCCAGGGCTCACCTCTGGTCTGTGGCCAGCGGTCTGTTATTTTGAGATGGATGATCTGGTCAGCAGGGATACGGTCAATTTTGTCTGTCTCGGTGGCGGAAAATCTCATTTCTCCAGGATGAAGCCTCTTGATCCAGTAAGCCACGGGCCGCCTGAATTCATCCGACTCGACCCCCATCCTTACGATATTCGGGTATAATGCCGAAGGCTGGTATTCATCCAGCACCCTTTCGGGTTCTATTACTTCGAGGGCAAAGGGGATGGCTGAGTTTCCGAACGATCGATAATGCTTCCGTATGAATATCTCTCCAGCCTCAAATACCTGCCCCATGGCAATCCGTTCGATGTCGGCAAAATGGAGGACACCCCCTGTATGACAGGAATCGGCGTTAGTCCATTTCTCCCATGTGGCCTCGATGTCGTCGTTGACTCGGTCGTTGAGCATATCTCTGGATGTTTTGACCTGGGCCTGCATCCCGATCCCCGACCCTACCACGTTGTTGACTACGATAACCTTCGCCCGCTTTGCGTAAGAAGCGTCACGGATTAAAGACCTCGACCTTGCCCTTAAAATCCGAAGGCTCGACGAAAGTTCGGAGTCTGCACTGGTAGTAAGATGTCCCCAGCCCGATGTCAGGCGGGACTGCTTGGCCCCCGCATACATCCTGAACCCTTCCTTCTTGGGTGGAGGGGCTGGCGTAGGGGGCGGCCTCGAATTGCTCCTCTCAGGCGGAGGAACTTTTTTCAAACCCAATTTTCCGAAAAGTTTGTCAAACATCGTTACGGCCTTTGAAAGCGTATTCCAATCCGCCTCGGGCTATCGAGTCCTTGCGCGATTTTCTCCCCATCAAGTTCCCTCTGGTATTCGGTCTTGTAGAGGTCTCGCCACTGGAGGATTTCAGTCGGACTCATCTTGCTGATCGACCTTCCGGCAATAGAATAGGAGAGGTTGTCTGCTGTGGCCTTGCCTTCGATCACCGCTTCCAACGAATCGAGCACCCTTTTGACGTGTGATCTGGCGTCATCTGAACTGCTGAAAAGCGTTAAATTGGGCTTGATTTCAAGCTTTCCACGCTCAATCGTGTATTTTTCTGTGTAATCCGGGGGGGTTCCTACATAGACGTATGCCTGCCAATCATAGACTCCTGATTTCCATAGTTTCGTGACGGCTGGAAGAAC